GTGGTAATGGTGTTGTAGAAATAGCTGGAATCAAGATCTACAAGTCAATGAATATTCCTTTCCTTGGCAAGTATGGTACTGCTTTCGCTGGTACTACAGGTAAAACTGCACCTACAAACATGGGTGACAGAATTGGTACAGCACTAGAGAATGCTAACGGTTCTCAGACTGGTATCAATAACGACTACGGTCAAGCTGCTGAAGTAGGAGCTAAGTCATGTGGACTTATCTTCCAGAAAGAAGCTGCTGGAGTTGTTGAAGCAATCGGACCTCAAGTACAAGTTACTTCAGGAGATATATCCGTTGTTTACCAAGGTGATGTAATCCTTGGCAGACTAGCAATGGGCGCAGACTATCTAAACCCAGCTGCTGCTGTAGAATTATATGTTGGCGCAACAGCACCATCTGCATTCTAATTTATACATTTTATACGGGACCTTCGGGTCCCTTTTTTTTTATCTATGACTACACCAATAGCAACCGATACCGAACTATCCGCAGTTAATTCTATCTTGGGTAGCATAGGTCAATCACCTATAACCACTCTTAATTTTCAAAATCCAGAAGTATCTTTTATACATAATATTCTGACTGAAGTAACTAAAGATGTACTAAACGAAGGGTGGCATTTTAATACAGAAGATCATGTAAAAGTTAGTCCAGATGCAAATGGCAATATAACTATTCCTACTAACTATCTCCGTTATGACCTTAATAATGGTCAAGCAGATAAACATATGGATCTTGTTAAAAGAGATGGAAAACTATATGACCTAGTGAATCACACAGATGTCTTTGACCATGACATGGAATTAGATGTTACATATCTTTTTTCCTTTACTGATATCCCTTCAGTATTTCAGAGATATATTATTTCTCGCGCAGCAACTAGAGCAGCTACTCAACTTGTATCTAATAAAGAATTGGTTTCCTTATTACAAGTACAAGAAGGAACTAATAGAGCAGCTCTACTTGAATATGAATGTAATCAGGGAGATCATTCTTTCTTTGGATTCCCACATAACTCAGGTTACAAATCTTTCCAACCTTACAACTCACTTCATAGATAATGGCAAGTATTACACAAAATATACCAACGCTAAATGGAGGACTATCACAACAGCCAGATGAGCTTAAAATTCCGGGACAAGTTAGTGTTGCAAAAAATGTAATACCTGATGTTACTCACGGATTAATAAAGCGTCCCGGTGGAAAGTTAATTGCTTCCCTTAGTGATGGTACTAATAACTCCAATACCAATGGTAGATGGTTTTCTTATTACAGAGATGAAGACGAACAATATATAGGACAGATCAGTAGAGCTGGTGACATCAATGTATGGAGATGTAGTGATGGTGCTGAGATGGTAGTGAACTATGACACTGCTACTGCCACTGCTCTCACAAACTATCTAACTCATACAGATGATGAAGATCTACAAACTCTAACTTTGAATGACTACACCTTCATTACTAACAGAACGAAGACAGTATCAATGTCTAACACTGTTGAGCCAGTCAGACCTCCTGAAGTCTTTATAGATTTAAAAGCTATTTCCTACGCTAGGCAGTACGCATGTAATCTATACGATAACCAAACTATGACTCCAGTTTCTACAACTACGAGGATTAGTGTTGAGCTAGAAAAGTCTAGTAATAACTATTGTGATACCAATGGAGCTATGGTTGCTCGTAGCAGCAGACCTTCACAAAGTACAAGATGTGATGATTCAGCTGGTGACAGTAGAGATGCTTATGCACCTAACGTTGGTACACGAATATTCAACGTAACTGATGGAGATAGTCTTACAGATGAAGGTGTTTCTGGAAGTCACACATACACAATAGATGTGAAAGCTGCAAACGGTACGTCAGTTAATAGAGGAGCACAGCTATATTTCAGGATTAGAACTGTTGGACAGTCAGTACCATTTACATCTGGTTCTGGAGAAAACCAAACAACCACATACCAAGCAAGATATACCACAACATACGATATGTTGTATGGAGGTACAGGCTGGCAACAGGGAGACTATTTCTACGTATGGATGAAAGATGGATACTATAAAGTTACTATCGAAGCTATAAGTACTACACAAGTACAAGCTAACTTAGGTTTGATTAGACCTAATCCAACTCCTTTCGATACAGAAACTGCTATTACTGCTGAGAGTATTCTTGGAGATATAAGAAAAGCGATTATAGATGCTGGTAATTTTACCTCTGCTAATATCCAACAGATAGGTAATGGTTTATATATAACTAGAACATCAGGAGCATTTAATATAACCGCTGTAGCTGGAGATCTACTCAGAGTAATGTCTAGCGAAGTAAAGAACGTGACTGATCTACCAGATCAATGTAAGCATGGATATGTAGTAAAAGTAGCTAACAGTGAAGCTGATGAAGATGACTACTATGTGAAGTTCTATGGTAACAACGATCAAGATGGAGACGGTGTTTGGGAAGAATGTAATAAACCCGGGAGAAAGATAGAGTTTGATAAAGGCACTATGCCTATTCAATTAGTCAGAGAAGCTAACGGTCAATTTAAAGTATCTCAAGTTACATGGGATAACTCTCCAGTAGGAGATCCTGATATTACTAACCCAGCACCATCATTTGTTGGAAACACTATTAACAAGATGGTGTTCTATAGAAACCGTATGGTAATGCTGAGTGATGAGAATGTAATCATGTCACGCCCGGGAGACTTCTTTAACTTCTGGTCCAAGACAGCTACAACATTCACACCTACTGATGTTATTGATTTATCTTGTAGCTCTAACTATCCAGCTATTGTCTACGATGGTATTCAAATAAATACAGGATTACTATTATTTACTAAGAATCAGCAGTTCATGTTGACTACAGATTCTGATGTTTTAAGTCCTCAGACTGCCAAGATCAATGCAGTTTCTACATATAACTTTAATAACAAAACTAATCCAATTTCATTAGGTACAACTGTTGCTTTCTTAGATAACGCTAATAAGTATTCTCGATTCTTTGAGATGTCTAATGTGCTTAAACAAGGGGAGCCTGATGTTGTTGATCAAAGTAAACCTATATCAACTTTACTGCCAAAAGATTTAAGTCTTATCTCTGAATCCAGAGAGAACTCAGTCGTATTTTTTAGTCAAAAAAATTCCTCAACACTTTTCGGATTTCGATATTTTGGAACGAGTGAAGGGAGGATGCTACAAGCTTGGTTTACTTGGGAAGTAACTGGACTGATTCAGTACCATTGCATGATGGACGATTCTATCTACCTTATTGTTCGCAATAACAATAAAGATCAGATGTTAAAAATCGCTTTAAAACTTGATGATAATGGGCATTTTGTAACCTTTAATGATGATGATTACAGAGTGCATGTAGATCATTCCACCAGTAGTACTGGTTGGACATATAATGCAACTACTAATAAATCTACTAAAGCTAAACCAGCAGGATTAGAGAGTACAGCTCAATTAGTTGCTTACGATACGGATACAGGAAATAATATTGGTCGATATGGAAAGATAACTATTAATGGTTCCAATATGGAACTTGATGGTGACTGGTCTGGAGAGACATTTATTATTGGATATCTATATGAAATGGATATACAACTACCTACTATCTACACAACCCAAGCACAGGGAAATAAGACGAGAGCTGATACAAAAGCTTCTTTAATTATCCATAGACTGAAGGTTAACTTTGGACCAGTAGGAGTATATGAAACTAAATTAACTAGACCCGGGAAACCAGATTATACAGATCTAAAAGAACTGGCTATAGCTAGTAACGTAGCAGCTAATAGAGTACCAGTTGTTGATGAAGTTCAACAGACTATCCCTTGTTATGAAAGAAATACAAACTTAACGATAAATATTAAATCATCACATCCATCCCCAGCCACAATATTTTCATACGCATGGGAAGGAGACTACAGCAATAGATTTTATAGGCGTGTCTAAATTTATACATGAAATAACTGAGGAAGCTGCACTAGCTGTGGCTTCCAATCTTTTACCGGATGACCGTAGAGAAGTTGAAGAGGGTCATGGACATGATCCTATTGAAATAATTCCTCAATGTGCTCAATTGGGACAGACCGTATACTTTACTGTTCCAAACGGTGACTTAGCAGGGGTCGCAGGCGTACAGCCTGATGGCAGAATCTGGATGTTATGTACCCCAGCTATAAAAAAATATCCCACTACTTTTGCTAGAGAAGCTAAAAGATATGTGGAAAGTAGACAAGAGAAGTTGCTCTGGAACATCGTTGATAAACGAAACAGAGTTCATATAAAACTACTCAGATTCCTTGGGTTCAAATTTTTAAGGGAATTAAATCACGGACCTAATCAATTACCTTTTATGGAGTTTTGCCGTGTGCTTAGGAGCAGCAGCGAGAACAGCTAATGCTAACGCTCGCAGAAGATATAAGTACGAACTAGAGAGGAGAGAACGTCAGTGGAATCAAACCACTTCGATGTACGCTGCCCAGTTAGTTAAGTATCAAGAAGATAGTGAGAATGTTAACTTAGCAATGGCTCAGTCTGTTGTCGATCAGCAAGAAGCGATGGACGACGCTAGAGGTCAGGCTCAAGTTAAGTATCAAGAACTATTTAGAAAAGTATTCCAAAATAGTGACTATTCCAAACTTGTAGCATCTGGTCAAACAGGGCAATCTACAAGAAGAATGGGAGCAATGGAATTTGCTAAATATGGAAGAGATGTAGCTGAGATATCAAGACAGCTTGTTTTAAACGATAGAGAATTAGCTAAGAAGACAGGAAAACAACAAGCGCAATATAAACAATTCAAAGATCAGGCATTTGCCAAAGTAGCATTCCAACCTATTCCTGATGTTGAACCACCTGTACCAGTTATGCAAAACGTAGGTGCAGCAGCACTAATGGATGGACTATCAATAGCTTCATCTATCGCTACAGCTGGTGGAACTGGTGGATTCGGAATCTGGGGTGGTTAAATGGTACAACCAAGATTTGAATTTACTGAATCAGCTGACTTTGCAGCTGCTTTAGGATTAACCTATGACCCTGTAAATAAGAGTTATGACAGGCGTGAAGAGCTAGAGCAAGAGAACGACAAGACTCGACTTGCTAATGCTGAGATGCCTGTAAAGCTTATTAAAGAGTTAATAGATTTCTCCCCTAAAGTTAAAAAGATGTACGAAGGTATTCAAGATAATGCCTTCGATAGGAATACCGCAGATGGTTGGGATGATACTCCTGACGATCTGACTCAGACTATTAATGAGAATATTAAAAAGGTCTATGAAATAGATGCTGGTTATAACTATATAGAAGCTGAAGCTACTAGTAAGAATGATAATGCGACCTTAAAATGGTTAAGTCAAGATGGAGTAAAACTAGCTAAGAACAGAGACTTGTTCATGCTTGATAGCAAGAACATGTTAAACAGCCAATTTAACTCATTTATTGAAAAGAATTACCCTGATGGATTTAATGATGAAAGGGAAGCTTTAGCAGCTTTTAATCAGTTCCGAAGAGGATTTAGCTATAACATGTCCCAGCTTGGATATAACGGTGGTTATATAAAAGCTAGAACAGAAGATAAGTTTGATGAAATAAAAGCTAACTTCCTTGCGAAAGCAGTCACAGATGTTACTGGTAAGTACACTCTCAAAAATGACAGGTTACTAAGAGCGCATGTTAATACTGCACTTAATGTTTCCGACAATCATTTTCAATCTGCTGAAGCTTGGGTCACTAATAACTTAGGTAAGTTTAATGGCAATAGAGCTAGAGCTTGGGAGTTCTTTTTACTTGAAGCTGTTGACAGTGTTAGTAAAGGAACTGCTGGTTGGGATAATATCGAAGAGATACTTTACACAACCGTTGATGGAAATAAAAAATATAACGAGCTACTAATTGAAAAGCTTGGTGGTAGTGAAAAAGGTCAAGAAGTCATGCGAGATATTCTTCTTAAATTAGAAGAAGGTAAAAAAGTTTGGGCAACTCGTAAGACTGATGCAAATAAAGTCTATCAAATTGAATTTGAGGAGAAGATTAAAGAGCTAGAAAAAGATGGACCTTTAAGTAAGACAGCTTTAGCAGATTATGTTGGCAAGAATTGGGAGTGGTCTGAAGGAGGAGCACTTCCTCAATCTATCTTGGGACGATTATCTAAAGAAGACGTTGATGATTTTGAAATTATCGCAATCCTCGAACAGCGTTACAAGATAGGAGAAAAGATATTCCCTGAAGATATAAATCAAATTACCGATACAAGACTTAGGGAAGAGTGGACTAAGAGACTCAACTTCACTACTGAAAATGGACAAGCCGTAGCTCAAGATCCATTAGTTCCTGATGGTAATCAACTAACTTCTGCTACCTTAATGATTGAAGCTCACGCTGATAAAAGAACTAAGTTAGGTGGTATTCCCGGGAAGACTGAAGAGTGGATTAATTTAAAAAATAATGGAACAGCTTATTTTAAAGAAAGGTATGCGTTTCATATAAAAACTGCTCCTAGTAAAACTGCTGCTTATGATTTAGCAATGGCAGATGTTAAGAATGCCATGATCAATAATCAAGGTTATGTGGGTGGAACATTAACAAAGGTAGACCTTACAGCTGGATTTGATTTACCTACTAAAGAAGAGATAGGTGATCACAGTATAAACATCATAAAAGCTGAAAGACATATTAAAGAACTTAGTCCAGATGGTTCAATTATTAATACTGAAATCATTTATGGAACTGAGGAGTATGTAGAAGAAGCATATGAGCTATATCAAAAAACTGGTACTACCGCTTTAATTTATGACCAGATAGCAAAAAATATCCCCGGTATAAGTGGATCTGAATTGCAGTATGCACAATTAAAAGTGTATGCCAAAAAATTAGGGTTAGAAGAACCTATTAAATCAAAAGTTTTAATTGAGTTAGAAGAACTTAAAGACAAGAATCCTGAAGCTTACAATCTACTAACGAACTTTAAAGATCAAGCTCGAGTTGTACAGGCAACTATCAACGCGTTTGGTCCTGAATCTGAGAACGGTGAAAAGATTGGATTTAATGAATACAGCAATCTCATCCCGGAACTACTTGAAGAGTTCAACGCAAAAGGTGAAGGTAACGCATTTGTGCTGGAAAATGGAATGGTTCATGTAAGTCAAACTTGGTTAGAACAAGCTCAACCAGAAATAGGAGATTGGAAACAACTACCAATGAGTCATGCTCAACAACTATCTATGACCACTACATATATAAAATGGGATGGAGAGCATTGGGTTACAACACCATATCGTCCAAGTGGAAACAAATGGATTGGAAGTATTGATGGCTTTGTTACTAAACAACCTACCTATGACGATGGTGGTTGGGAAACAGGCTCTGAAATAGTCAAAGAATACACAGGTTTAACTTACTCTCATAGAAATGAAATTACGGGATACGACGGCTTTGAAAAAGCTAAACCTTTCTGGGAATGGTAAATAAATTATGGAACTAGAAAGAGATTTAAACATCTCGTTAGATGCTGAGGAGGTAATGAATAGCGACATTGAGTCGCAAAAAGATTACGAAGAAGCTCAGCAATTTCACGAAAATCGTGAGCAAAATGAATACGAGATGCAACGCCAAGTGGAGCAACGTCAACGCGAGTTTGATGATCCACGAAATGAAGAAGGTGGAGGTGGTAGTAGAGGTTTCTTTAAGGAACTAAAATCTGCTGTCACTGGCGGTGTACAAGATACAGCATCCTCTTTAGTTACTCTCCCGGAACGTGCAATTGATATGTTCAGCGGTGAGATGGTAGAGGAAAATAAAACTGAAGAAGGTTATGATGCCGAATCAGATAATTGGTTTGTTGATAAGAATAACCCTATAGAAACAAAGACATGGTGGGGTGGTGCAATTAGATCACTCGTACACTTCGGTACTATGGCAGCTGCTATTATTCCAGCTGCAAAAGTATTAGGTGTAAGTGCTGCTACTACTGCCTTTGGATCATTAGTAAGAGGAGCAGCAATCGGTGGAGTTTCAGATTTAGCATCTAAGTACTCCCAAGAAGAAAACGGTCTAGCTATTTTGAGAGATCGTTTTAATTTTATTGATACACCTATATCAACTAAAGATACAGATCACCCAGCTATGAAAACATTGAAGAATGTTGTAGAAGGTATGGGTATCGGTATTGTGTTTGATGGGGCAGCAATAATGATTGGTAAAGGTAGAAAGATATTTAAAGGTAAAAAAGTTATAGGTGATGGTTCTACTGTAGAAGTGCAAAAAGCTCTTGCTAGGGAACAAAATGTTCGTGGGCAAGTAGTTGAAAAAGCACAACAAGAGATGATGACCAAACCGGGATACGGTGCCTATAAAAATAAAGATATATCTAGTTCATATCAAGCAGCTCCTACTTCAACAGGTAAACCTGTAGATGTATATAACCAGCTTAAACGTACTAGAAAAGAATGGGGTGCTGAAACCGGATCAACTGATTCATTACATACACCTGTTCAGTTAGAACGTACTGCAATAAGTGCTGAAATGGCAGAAGACCAAGTAGCCAGAGTGTTATCTGAGTTCATGTCTGATGCAAAAATCAAACAAGAAATTGCAGCTGCTAAAGCAAAAGGCACAACACTCGCTGAAATATGGGGTGATGCTGCTGATACTGCTAAGAGAATATTTGAAGGCAGAAACACTTCAGAGTTAACTACTGATGAGTTCTGGAAAGAGATGTTCGAGGGGCGGACTGTGATTAAAGAAGGTCAAGTAGATGAAATTAAAATCTGGGACCCTGAGAAAATTGCAGCTGCTGACTTAGTAATTGGTTCTCTGATGAAAGAGATACGAGATATTGGTATAGCTGGTAGAGAGTTATATGGAATAGCAGATCTTAAAGCAGCTGAGGGTCCAACCAAAGCTATGTATGACAAGATCATTGCTGGTCTAACTCAAATCAAACTATCTAAGATGAAGACATCTGGACAGTTAAGAGCATTTGCAGCTGGGAAGACAAATCTTAAACAGTTACATCTGGAGGTTAACTCTCAAGTTGGAAAGACTATGGAAGCCTTCCAATTAGCTTTAGATTTTGCTGGTAATAACAGAGATGACAGTCTATTTAAAGCTATATGGGAAACAGTTTCTATGAGTAATGAGATCCATAACTTGACTGATTTAGATGCTTGGATGAGGAAAAAGATACTTGGTGGAGAGTTTAATGGTAAGAAGAAAGTTGGAGCTTTAACTAAAGAGCTTCAAGGTGTAATGGTTAATAGTGTTCTTAGTGGACCTAAAACACCAATGCGCGCAATTATGGGTACAGGTTCTGCAACTTTCTTGCGTCCTATATCTCAAGCATTAGGAGCAGCTTTAACTTTAGATGGTCAGACTTTAAGAACTTCTTTAGCTGAAATTAATGGAATAGTTCAGGCGATACCTGAAGCTTGGTCATTATTTAGATCTAAGTTAAATGCTTATTGGTCTGGAGATATCTCAACCATTAAGAACAGATTCCAAGAATATAGTAAGGGTGACGAACAGTGGGAAATGTTTGGTCACTGGATAGAGACTGCTGAAGGTGTAACTGAAGCTGATAAGGCAGCTTATTACTTAGCAAACATGGCTAGGAATGCGAATGACAATAAGTGGTTTACATATTCCACAAAGATAATGGCAGCTACTGACGATACATTCGGATATATCCTTGCTAGAGCTAGAGCTAAAAGTAAAGCTATGCGTGAAGCTTTTGAGTTACAAGGTAAAGGTAGAGTTACTAATATAGACCCAAAAACTGTAAGTGAATTTGAAGAGAAATTCTTAAAGAATATCATTGACCAAGATGGAAACATAACTGATGATGCACTTATTTTCCAGAAGAAAGAAGTAACACTTACTGAAGACCTACAGGGATTTTCTAAAGGATTGGAGACAGTCTTTAATGAAACACCTTGGGCTAAACCATTCTTCTTGTTTGCAAGAACTGGAGTTAATGGTTTAAAACTTACAGCTAAACACACACCTATATTTAATTTCCTAGTTAAGGAATTTAATGACGTTGTATTTGGTACAGCTGCTGATTTACCGAAACTTAAAAAGTACGGTATTGAGAGCATGAATGATTTAAGAAGTGCTAAAGCTCTTTATAAAGGAAGAGTTGCTATGGGTTCGTCAGTTATCTTTATGGCTGCTCAACATTTTATGAGTGGAAACCTTACAGGTAATGGACCAACAGATAGACAAAAGCGTAGAGCGTGGATAGATGCTGGATATAAACCTAGAACAATAACTATAGGTGGAGTTCAAGTTGGATATGATGCGTTTGAACCTTTTAACCTAATTCTCTCAACGGTTGCTGATATTGGAGATCACAGTGAATTAATGGGTGAAGAGTGGACAAAAGATAACTATCAAAAGTTAGCTGTTGTTCTAGCTCAGGCTGTTACAAGTAAATCCTATCTAGCTAGTATGCAAGACTTCGTTGATTTGTTTGCTGGTAAACCCGGATCTTGGGAAAGGATTGTTGCTGGATTAGCTAATAACCAAATACCTCTTTCTTCTTTAAGAAATGAATTAGGTAAATTAATTAACCCTTACATGAAGGAGTTAAATTCTGGAATATGGCAATCTATTAGAAATAGAAACTTATATTTTGAAGGGTTAGATATTGATGGTGGACTACCAAATAAATATGACTTATTAAATGGTGAGCCTATTAAGGATTGGGACTTCCCAACTCGTATGTTTAATATGTTCAGTCCTGTGAACTTTAACTTTAAGCAGGGTGAAGGTAGAAACATGCTATTCAATAGTGGGTATGACATGAGAATGTCTACTTACTCTTCTCCTGATGGAATAGATCTCAGCTCATCACCATTACTTAGATCATTATTCCAAAAAGCTATAGGTAGTCAAAACCTTGAAGCAGAATTAGATAAGTTAGCTAAAGACCCTAAGATTATTGCTTCAATAAATCAAATGATTTATGACAGGAATAATGGACTTAGAGCTAATGACCCTATGCAATCTTATTACCATAATCAGGTTATACATGCTTTATTCACGAATGCTAGGAAAATAGCTTGGTCTGAAGTAAGAACTCATCCAGAAGCTTTGAGGTTATATCAAGAAGATAAAAGAATAAATATAAATAGTGCTAAATCGTTATATTCGACTTCGCAACATGACGTTAGTTCGGATGCAGCAAGTAATAATTTTTTACTCCCTTATAGATAATCCACCCATCAATCCTAAAGGATCTCGATGGCAACAACTGAAGAATTTAAAAACGGTGGGAGTACCTCCTACTCGTTTTCAATTGAATATTTAAAGGCGAGTGACATCAAAGTTGAAATTGATGGCTCTCCGCTTACATACACAACAAATACAAACCCATCATCTGGTCAGTACAAAGTAGTTAGTACGACTGTTACACTCGGCGCAGCAGCAGCAGCCGGTTCAGGGAATGTTCACATATTTAGAGAAACTGATTTAGACACATCAGCAGCTGTATTTGCTGCTGGTTCGTCTATCAGAGCTGCCGACTTAAACGCTTGCCACGATATGGTTAGGCTTGCAAGTCAAGAACAACATCAATTACAAAGAACTCCTGATATAAAAGATCAGGCTGTAACTTCAGCAAAAATTAAAGACGGAACTATAGTTGATGCTGACATTAGCGGAAGTGCTGCTATAGCACAAAGCAAGATTGCTACAGGTGCATTACCTAGTGGCATAACTGTTAACTCAGCAAACATAGTTAATGGATCAATAGTTAATGATGATATAAGTAACTCCGCAGCTATAGCTGGTTCAAAAATATTACCTAACTTTGGATCACAAAATATAGTTACTACTGGAACTGTAGATGGAAGAAACGTATCTGCTGACGGTACAAAACTTGACGGAATAGAAGCTGGAGCTACTGCTGACCAAACAAACGCAGAGATAAAAACAGCTTACGAAGCTAACGCAAATACTAATGAGTTTAGTGATGCAGAGCAGACTAAGTTAGCTGGAATAGAAACCGCAGCTACTGCCGATCAGACTGCTGCTGAAATCAAAACTTTAATTCAGTCCGACAAGCTTGAGTTATCTGAGATAGATACTACATCTTTAGATAGTAGATATTTCACAGAAACTGAACTAACTAACGGAGCTTTAGACGGAAGATATTACACAGAAACAGAAGCTGAAGCTAAATTCCTTAGACAGGATTCAACAGAAACTATTGCTAGTGGAGTTACATGGTCTGGTACTGATTCCAAAGTAGCAACTACTGCTGCTATTGATGCAAGAATAATTGACCTCCTCGAAGACGTAGGTGGATTCGTACCTTTAGCAAATGAAACTTCATTCCCTACAGCTAATCCGGATATTAACAATGGGGCTGGCACTGTGGTGTCTGTTAAAGCTGTATCAACAAATCTTACCCCCAGCTCCGGAACAGTCACCATTGCAAACGGTGCAGGAACTGGCAACACTGTCACTATTACAGGAGTAACAGGTGTAATACCTCAAGGTTTTGGAATGATACTTGAAACGACAAGTACATTACATACCTACGCATTCCACAGATTACAAGCAAAAGCAACTGAAGTTAGTACTGTTGCTTCTAATATCACTAACGTTATTAACTGTGGTGCAAACTTATCTGATATTGAAAACTTTGCTGATTTATATCAGATAGCTACTTCAGCACCTACAACAAGAGCTGACGGTACATCACTAACAGTTGGTGACTTGTGGTTTGATAGTTCTTCTAACCAAGTGATGATGGTTTATGACGGCTCCGCAGGAGACGGCTTCTCACCAATCACACCTAGTCAAGCAACTATTACAGCTATTAATAGTGTTTCTGGTCACGTTACATTTACAGAGGATTTAGGAAGTATTGCTGATGCTGTTAATACCGGCTCAGGAAATAACTCTATTAATACAGTTGGTGCAAACATAGCTGCTGTTAACACAGTTGCTTCTGACTTAAACGAAACTGTATCTGAAATAGAAACTGTTGCAGGGGCTATTTCAAATGTAAATACTGTTGGAAATGCAATAGCAAACGTTAACTCAGTAGGATCAAATATAAGCAACGTAAATGCTGCTGCAAGTAATGCAAGCAATATTAATGCTGCTGTTTCTAATGCGACAAATATAAACAGTGCAGTTTCTAATGCGTCAAACATTAATACTGTTGCTGCTTCTATAGCTGATGTAAATAGATATGCTTCGGAATATGTAATACAAAGCGGAAGTCCATCATCTCCAAGCGGAGGAGATCTTTGGTACAACTCTACATCTAACACACTTAACTATTACACAGGTAGTTCATGGGTAGGAATAGCTCCCGGTATTAGTGGAGTTATTAACGACCCTAACCCAGCTTTAGCAAATCATCTTGACTGCAACGATAAGAACCTTACAGAGGTTGCAACAGTCAGTGGGAACAATTTACAAATAGATTTCGGTACACTTTAAATGGCTAAAAAATTACAATTAAGACGTGGTACTACAACTCAGCACGGGTCATTTACTGGTGCTGAAGGTGAATTAACTATAGATACTACAAAAGATACTGCTGTCGTACATGACGGTAGTACAGCAGGAGGAAGACCTCTTGCAAGACAAGATATGGACAACGTACCAGCAGGAACAATCCTTGGTACACAATTAGAAAACTCTGGCGTAACTGCTGGTCAATATGGTTCTAGCTCTGCTATTCCTATCGTCACAGTTGACGCTCAAGGTCTAGTTACCGCAGCTTCAACAACTGCGATTGACAGCACAACTATTGCAAACGGTTCGTCAAGCGTATCCGTAGCAAACAACGGTGCTATTACATCTAACGCTAACCACGATTTTTCTGCTGGTATTGACGTAACAGGAGAAATAACTGGAGATAAACTCACTCTCGAAGATGATGGTTCAGCTAGTCCAATCTTAAATATTAAGACTGACGATCAAAACCCTTGGGGTCTTCGGTTAGGAAACGACACATATAGTACTAACGACAATCATGGTATGATGTCTTACCTCAATAATGGTGGGGAAGGTTATTTCTTTATCAGAGGTAACGGCGCATACAAAGATATGCACTTTAGTCAGAGTGATGGTACTGCTAATAAAATAGTTATTAAACTTGAAGCTGCTGACCAATCTGCTGAACTTTACGCAGGGGGAAGTAAAAAGTTTGAAACTGACTCTAATGGTGTTACGGTAACAGGAAATATCGCAGTATCAGGAACAGTTGACGGTAGAGACTTAGGTTCTGATGGAACTTATTTAGATTCTTTATATGGTGGCTCTAACGGAGTTATTGATGATGATGTAACCGTACAAAGCACTGTAGCTCAATCTGACAACTCAAATAAAATTGCTACAACTGCATATGTAAGAACAGCTATTGCTAACGCTGATGCTTTTCCTTCTGGAACAAAGATGTTGTTTCAACAAACATCAGCTCCTACAGGTTGGACAAAGATAACATCTAGTGTAGACAACAAAGCTCTTAGACTTGTATCTGGTTCAGTAGGTAGTGGTGGTAACGCAACCTTTACAGCAGCATTTTCTAGCTATACACCAGCTGGTAATGTGGGTACAAGTGGAAACTCTACTGCATCATTTAGTGGAAGTGTCAGTGGTAATACAGGGAACTCTGGAGGGTCAGCTACAAGTAGTGTGGCAACCGGTGGTTCAGTAAACAACCATACGTTGTCCAATAACCAGATGCCTAGCCATAGTCATAGCACTTCATTTAGTCGTCATAACAACTATTACAGTACTGACCGTCCACAATGGACAGATAGTGGATCTGGTTCTAGAAACTTTGGTACTAACAACTCAGGTGGAAGTGGCTCACACAGTCACGGATTCACTGGGGGTAGTCACAGCCACAACATAAGCGACCATGTACACAGTTTTAGTGGAAACATCAGTGGTAATACTGGAAACCATACTCACTCTGGAGGTAGTTTTACAGGTACTGCAAGAGATTTTGCTGTTCAATATGTTGACGTAATCGTATGCTCTAAAGATTAATGACACAATTAAAACCCGGGACACTCTGCCCATTAATCGGGGAAAACTGTCGTGGATTGGAATGTTCTTGGTACACCCAAGTACGAGGTAACAATCCACAAACAGGTGAAGAAGTTGATGAATGGGGCTGTGCAGTTACTTGGCTGCCAGTCCTTCTTATTGAAAATTCTCAACAACAAAGACAAACAGGAGCAGCAGTTGAATCATTTAGAAATGAGTCTGTTAATACCAGAAACATGTTAGCTGCTATGACTGAATTGCCAAAATTAAAACCAATAATAGAACATGACAACTAAAAATGTATGTGTAGTCGTCCCAGATAAAATAGTTTCTGTAGATGGAGAAACTTACCATATAGAAACTTGGTCCTTTGACGATTCAAAAACTTGGGCTATTCAATGGAATGGTTCAACAAAAACAGGAGATATTGAACCAGCTCCTGTAAACGGAAAGATAGAAAGCGGTAACGAAGATATTACAGAAAGTGATTACAACGCGAAAGTAAAACCTTATGTAGACGCTTGGGAAGTTGAAAAGGCTAGACAAGCAAAATTAATAGAGGATCAAAAAAAGTTAGATGCTGAAGCGTTGGCAACTAAAATTGCAAACCGCGCAGCTGTTAGAAAGTTAGGCAAGATACCTGTTGAAAATCAGATAGCACACTATCCTAAAGACGCTACAGAGATATGATTCAGCAGCTATTCTCTATACCTGTATTTAGTACTAAGGTTAAAAACTTTGATCAAATACAGAATGAAATTACTAGGGGACTTAAGAACAGTAAATTTTCTATGAACCCACTTTGGGGGAGTACTCATTACTTATCAGACCCTACATTTTCAGAGAATTGGCTTGCTAAACACAGTTGTAACACCCTACTTTCTGAAATAGATACTTATTTAAAAGAGTATCAAGATGATGTATATACAATGAAAGATTCTTGGGTAGCTTTATTTAAAGAACACAATTATGGACATATTCATCATCACGGCATAGGAATATCAGGAGTTTATTATTATAAAGTTAAAGGTAGTACAGGTAATTTATTTTTTAAAACAAACAGGGATTGGCAAGGTAGAGTAGACATAGAAAGTGAAGAGGGTCGTTTGTATTTATTTCCTAGTGATCTCGAACATGGGATTACTACTAATACAACTAATACATCAAGAATTAGTATCTCATTCAACTTCAAATAATAGAAATACCTCAAACCCCTGTTATAGAAACTATATCAATACCTTTACCTACCGGAGACGTTCCTTACTATAAACCTTTAGTCGTTCCACCTAGTGATTTAACACGACCAGATGGTGTACAAGCTGAAGCTACAGAAGAAACAGATACAGGTATAAGGAATGTCAATATTCCAATCGTAGATTTTGATGTACCTTTACCAGAAAATGAAATATTAATTACTGCATCGACAACCGCAGTAGTTTCAGTAGCTGCAACATTAACAGCTACGGCAGCCTTTAAATGGGTTGTAACAGCTATGAAACCAATACTAAAAACTACATGGAAGAAGTTAAGCAACCGAAGAAAGGGTTGATAGGAAAACTAAAAGACATGAGTGATGAGAAGGAACATACATTAGAAGTCCTAGGAACCTTAGTTAGATTAGGCGTTGTTGTCTGGTCTGGTTTCATAATCACTATGAACTACATAGATATACCGATGGTGAAGAAGTCTGGGAATAGCGATATCACTTTCGTAGCCAGCGTTTTTACGGGAGCCCTAGCCACATTCGGCTTGACTACCGGGAAGAACGGTAATGGCAAACCACCAATATGCCCTATGGCAAATAAAGATAAACCAAAAGCATGAAGAAACTAATTCTGCTTTTAGCTCTGTTATCACCCAGCATAGCTAGAGCCAACACAGTCACTCCCCAGTTCACTACAGGGAGTATGAACTCAACGACCACTACGACTCAAACTATTGTGGAGACGGAGCAACGTCAGGTCTTCGGAGCTGAAGTTAAAACGTGGTCAGGTAATAACGTAACTGCATCTGGAAACTTATCAGATACAGCTACAACATTTTCAGTAACTAACGCCACCCTACCGTGGAACTTAGAAACAACAACAAGAAGCGCAGGCTTAGTAGAGCAAATAGATTACACCAGAAACTACACAATAAACTCTACTACTACTTCGCTGTCTGTCTTCTCTCAATAAGTCCAGTACTGGCTGAAGGAGACACAAATAATAATAGTAACCCTGTGGCAGCAGCCACCGGAAACGTTACGAATCAAGCTGTCCAATTCCAGAATAATGGAGCACCAAGTAGACAATCCTTTGGTCCCAACATTTCTTGTAACGGCAGCACGATGACATTTAGCCCATTTTATATGGGCAACGATACGGAACCACAGACAGAAGATGGTTACGTAATTTCAGAGAACTGGGGGTTTCAAGTAAACTTCTCAGTTCCTTTAAACAGAAAACTGACAAAGCAATGCGAAGAAATGGCAGCTAGTCAGATACAAAAAAATAAGCTCGATTTTGAATTAGTTCGTGCACTCAAATGTGCCGAGCTACAGCAGAAAGGCTTTACCCTGCTACCCGGATCACGTGTATATCACCTCTGCTCTGATGTAGTACCTATCCAATCACTTATACCAAAGAAAAAATAATGTTAGCAATTCTAAAACCATTCGTGCTCAGTGCACTTAAGTCACCAAAATTCAAGACTTTTGTTGTGGAATTATTGGAAAAATTAGTAGCCCAGAGTGATAACGAATTGGACGACAAAGCATTAGCAATAGTCAAAAAAGGATTAGACCTTGAGTAAATGGTTAGACCACTCCGACACCCAATAATATCTCCCGATCCATTTATTTGGATTCGGGACTATGCTTTAGAACCAGACTTTTGTGAACATGTTATCGCAAAGTTTCAAGAAGACACTGAAAATACTTATGTAGGATTAACAGGTTTTCCACCACGAGTAAGTCCAATAAAAACATCTCGTGATTTAAGAACTGATATACATGAGCATTGGATTGAAGAAACAGGTGTCTTTAGAGAAAACCTTAGAGTAGCTTTACAAGAGTATGTAAATCATATACAAAGCCACATAGTTTTACCAACATACGAACATAACGAGCAACTACCCTATGCACAATTTCCTATGTGTACAGGCGATATAATTGATTACGGCTTTCAGATACAAGAAACAAAACCTTACGGTTGTTATGACTGGCACGAAGATAGCTTAATTAATTTTGTAGATCGACATGAGCGTACATTGACTTATCTATATTATTTGAATGATATTTTTGACGATGGTTGTACTGAATTTATGAATGGATTTAAAGTACCTCCACGTCAAGGAAGACTGATTATATTTCCATCTACATGGACTTACATGCACAGAGGAGGTATTCTTCATGGTCAGCAAAATAAGTATATAGCTACTGGCTGGATTTGTAGAGATTACAGCAATGAACCAGAAGGTAATTTGCCAAGTAATGCTGTACAAGAAGATATAGAGTTAAAAGAAGAAGATATTGATGAACTTACATATGAACCTCCAATCGAAGGAGAATTAACATTAGACGAAACTATTTTGCAATGAAATTATTAATTCCATTAATTATTGTGTTTGGAGCTTTAACTCATTCAGCTATAGCACATCCACAAGTTCACCTACATGACCATGACCACGAAGAAACAGATATTGAACAGGTGGTTATTCTCGACGAATAATTGCGGATCTACATTAATGGCAGCTTTACTCTGCCGAACAATAAAGACATATGTAGAACCTCCAACATTAGATAATGTTGTAGCTGGAAGCTGTGTAGAACCTCGGTATTATTTACATAATCTAGCTACTACAGTCAGAGGTCCAAAAGTATTTTTATATAGAAAGCTTCCATCTCAAATTGGTGCATGGATGCAAGAGATGGTTATATATGAACTTATGGAGCATGCAGAAAGATGGGTCAATTCTGTACAGCTGATGAAAGAAGCAAAAGATCTTATTTTTATAGACTCAAATGACTTCTTTTCAGACGTGCGTGGCACTATGGATTTAGTATGCGATCATTTTAAAATTCCTAAAATAAAGAATTTAAACTGGGCAAACCATAATGTTAAATATCTAGGATTACAACGAGTACAGCATGCACCTATACAATTACCAGAACCTCCAGAAGGTATTGGTACATTTACTGCTAAAGATGGAATTATAGATCCAGACTTAGCAATGACTATACCTCAGATAGAAGAGGTTGTTACTCCTTTACGCGAGAAGTACCCACATCTTCGGAAATACATGTAAATCAAGGGGTACAAACATACCCAGACAAAATTACAAGCCCCTTACAGGCGATTCTGGAGGGGCATTTTTTATGAAAATCAATGAAAAAGGCAACTGAAGAGGAATTTAACGAATTACACCAGTTAGTCACAAAAGAATTTTTAGCGAGAGTTAAAAGCGGTGAAGCTACAACTCAAGACCTGAAAGCAGCCTGTGATTGGCTGAAGTCAAACGATATATCAGGTGTTGCCTACGATGGCAGCCCATTATCAAAGCTGGCGCAAGTATTGCCAGAAGTAGACCCAGAATTAGTAAAGGCAAAACTCTATGGCAAAATCGGGAGCTAAATATGCCAATGGCAACTATAAAGCTCAACAAAAAGCATATAACAAAACAAAGAAGGGGTTAGCTCTACGTGTCAATGCGAATGCTATTAACCGAGCCAAAGGTACTTATGGCAATGGTGATGGGAAAGACGTTGCCCATAAAGCTGGAAAACAAAACAGCAAAAACCCAAAAGACGCAACTTTGCAGTCTCCATCTAAAAACAGAAAAAGCAGACTAAAAATACGTAAAGCATGACCCCTCTACTACCTAGTCCAAAACATTACTTACACAATTTAATAACCATGACAAGTTCAGATTCAAAACGGCTCTGGAGAAGAGCTGTGAAACAGCACTTCAATTGTCAATGTGTTTATTGCGGAAAAACTTATGAAGAACATGAACTCACGCTCGACCACGTTAAACCTCTTAGCAGAGGTGGAGAAACTCTTACGAAAAATATCGTATGTGCCTGCAAGAGCTGCAATCAGGATAAAGGTAGTAGAAACTGGCTCCAATGGATGAGACATCGTTGGGGTCCTAGACCTAAAAGGGAAAAGATGATAAGCGACCACCTAGCTGCATAATCTATACACCTTAGAATATTTACCGCCCCGTAAGGGGCTTTTTTAATGGGAAGAAAAAAGTTACCTAAACCCGAGAATACGAAATATACTTTTGAAGAATACAGACGACTAGCACTAGACCTATACCATAACCAAGGGAAGACCCCGGGACAGATCAGAGCCCAATTAGGTACTCCGTTTTGGGATGGTCAAGAATGGTTTATAGAATTTAGCAAGAATGATCCTTCAGTATTTAATAGAACTCGGGCAGAGAAGAAAGTAGGAGCGTTAAATAAAAGAGCAAAGAGATCCACATTCGTTGATAAAGACGTACAGCAATGGGCTGATCGTCTGACTAAAGAAGGAAAGTGGCCGGAAGGTAAATCACTTGATGGGTTTATATCAGCTGAAAAGCGATTACAAACCTTATTAACTAAAGAAATAGAACGTTTAAGAGGTTTAGGTCTTGATGTGTCTGATGGACATATTATTGCCTTAGCTAACGAGAACGTTAGAGGAACACCTCTTGATAAGGCTGGGAAAGGCGGAAGTCATAGTCCTAGGTCAAGAGTTGCTGAAATGCAATCATCAAATAAAGCTAGAGGTTCTCAGTACGATATAGACAAATTTACTGCTAGAGAAGCTGGTATTCCTACCACTTCGTCAGAAGCATTTGCCCAGTACTTAACCGGGGACCAAGGAACCGGCGTACACCTTACCTCTAAAGACAAACAAGCAATACATTTACAAGGGGCAGACCCTAACCAAGTAATTGCCGAGAGATATGAATATGTTGAACGGAAGAAGATGGAAGCGTGGAATAAAAGACTTTCTGGTGTGGTGGCTTATTCTCAAGCTGATTCAAACTACGAAGCCGTAAAGACACCGAATCGAAGAGTAAGTAACGGTAACGGAAACGGAAACGGTAACGGAGTTAACGGTAACGGAAACGGTAACGGAGTTAACGGTAAGAATGGTAACGGAAAAGCTAACGGTACCGACCTTAATTATGAAGAGTTCTTAGCATCTAAGAAGAACGGTAATAATCTTCTAACTGGAATACAAGGCAAATTTGGTAATCTTAGAAGAGTAGACCAAGTTACAAACATTGGTCTTAATGCAGCTTCCGGAAACGTTGCTGGAGCAGCTTTAGGTACTGGACTATTAGCTGGAAGCGAACTACTTAAGAATGAGAAGTTCCAGAGAAGAATGGCGACACAGATCAGTGAATTAGTAGCTAAACGTGGAACTAAGTCTGCATTAAAGCTTATTCCCGGGTTAGACGTACTTATATCAGGAAAAGAAACTTGGGACTACCTTCAAAGAGGAAAATTAGACCAAGCAGGAATTGCACTGTTAAGTGGAGCTATTGGTTGGATTCCTGTCATAGGAGATGGTATATCAGCTTCTTTAGACCTAACAAATACAGGATTAGATATAGCTCGTATGAATTACACAGGCAATGATCCTAAGAAGAAGAAGAACAAGCTTGATACGCCCACCAGACGCTTCAAAGTATAACTTATACACATTCGTATATGTATGACAATTTAAACGCCTTACAGGGCGATTTCAAGCTGTTTCTGCAAGCATTATGGAATCAGCTTGATCTACCTTCACCCACACGTGCACAATATGCGATTGCAGACTATTTACAAAACGGTCCGAAACGATTACAGATCCAAGCGTTTCGTGGGGTTGGTAAGTCTTGGATTACTGGTGCTTTCGTCCTTTGGACTCTATTTAAAGACCCAGAAAAGAAAATAATGATAATTTCGGCTTCTAAAGAAAGAGCCGACAACATGAGTATCTTCTTACAAAAATTATGTATCTCGGGACTCCTCAGACTACTTTTACTGTTTATCGTAAGTTGGCAGAGCGGGCTTATCGACCATTTGTCTGGCCGAGTAGATACCCAAAAGACGTTACACCATACGAAGGACTAATAGCTCCACAGCTACAAGAAGACATAGATAATGGTGCCGAAGCAGGGCAACCGACTGACCCAGAACGATTTGCTAATGAAGACTTACTGGAAAGGGAGTCAGCTATGGGACGAAGCAACTTTATGCTTCAGTTCCAGCTTGACACCACGCTTAGTGATGCTGAGAAGTTTCCTCTTAAGGCTGCTGACCTTGTTATTACTAGCGTTA